GCAGCGCGGTTCTTCGCACCCGACAGGTACTTCTTAGGCAGGCCGGTGGCCTTGTCCTTTGGAACGCGACGCTGCTTCCGTGCCATCACTTCTTTTTCTTGCCTTTTTTCTTTTTTGGGGGTCGGCCCACCTTTGAGCCGTACGTGCCGGGTCCTTTGGGCATGGTGCAACCGCAGTTAGAGCTAGCCTAACGGCTACTTTTTCTTCTTACTAGAGGTTTTCCTCTTTTTGCCTTTACGCACAGCCTTCATATATCCCATGCAGCGTTTCATGGCGTTGCTGACTTTAGGAGCCATCTAGCCCTCCTCCTTTTCGGTTTCCTTTTTAGCGGACTTTTTCTTGGCCGTCGCCTTGGGCTTGGCCTCAGCGCCTTGCGCTTTGTACTGATAGTTAGCGGGCAGGGGAGCCATAACCGCGAGAACGTAACTGATCCAAAGTTAGCTCTGACCCATCCCGAGCCACAAACTTACGGATGGCGTCAGATGGGCCGTACTTTCTGACCAATCCATCCCACATTGCAAGTCGCCCAGGACCAAGAGCATCACGCTTTACAGCCTCACTCTGGTTGTTCAGCCACTCGCCGTAATCCTCACGGGCTTCGTCAAACTCCTTTTCCAGACCGATCGGAATGTTGATGTTCCGCGAACGGCAGTTGAAGTGTTGAGGCGGATAAGGCCCTTGCTCATGCTTGAACGTCTTGCCGTCTAGCGCACGGCAGATGGCCGTTGTCCTGCTATCAAGCGTTGCGGTGTAACGGTATCTAGCCGTTATGTCGGGGTTCTGTGCGGCATTGATTCGCTCGGCGGCATTGGCAACTTCATTCACACTGGTGCGAACAATGGCCCGGATCTGATTGTTCGGGATGCTGGTTGCTTGGCCGCCTGCCGCGATGAGCGTGTCGATCGATCCACGCTGCTCTTTGGTCAGCCGACCCTTCAGCCTGCGAACAATGCTCGGCACTGATTCGCCCTCCAAAATGCCGTTTCGTACAGCGACGCTGAACAGCTCTGCTTGCCTTTCCGACATGCTCTCGAACGCTTGGGCAATGACTTGTCCGTTCGGAAGGCTTATCTCTTGGCCGACAGTCAGCTGAAACGCAACGGTGTTTCTGGCAATACGCGCCAGGTTGTCGCTCAGGTTGACCACGCCAGCCACTGTCGGCTGACTGGTGACGATCGCTTGCCCTAAGGCTGGGCTGATCTCCACCGTGCCAACAGTTGCAGCCGCTCCGGCAGGCAGCGCCTTCTGTAGCTGCTCCGCCGCAAACTCCGATTGCAGAACGGCTAGGCCCTGCAGCTCCTCGGTCATTGTCGCGATGCTGTCGCCAGACCAGGTACGAAGCGAGTCGTTTAGTTGCGCGAGGATCGCCCGAAGCCGTGCAGCCTTGACAGGCGACGCAAGCTCATCAATCCCACGAAGCTGATCAACAGCATCCAGCACAACATCGTTGTATGCACGGATCAAACGTCGCGACACACTGTTGCTATAGCGATTCAGATCAATCGCGTTTCGGAAGATCTCGCGCAGTTCACTCATGCCGGCTCAATCCCCAACTCGTCAGCCGCTGTGACGCAAAGCGCCGAAACATCCGCCCCGGCCTTGAGGGCAAATTTCACGGTGCTGTGAAACTTTGCCCTGGCATTTAGGTCGTAGCAGTGGATATGCATCTCGGTCACTTTTGATATTTTCCCCTTGCTGAAATAGGTCATGCGGATCACGGCGAAGTATTCGTTCGCTAATTCCTCCTTGGCAAAGAACAGCAACTGCTTACGTGGCGGCTCTGGTCTCCGCAGATTATCCAGCCAGCTCATCAGCCTCGCCAACCGCTTCTGGCATTGTGGCCTTTGTTTCAGGCGCAGGCTCAGGCTCTGGCTGCTGCATCTCGATCATGCCGCCATTCTGCGTGGCTTCGATCTCCTCCTCTACGTCGAAGTCGTCGCCCAGCACTTCGCCGGCCTCAAGTTGGAGCAGCAAAGTTTCTTGGGTGATCGTGCCTGCGGTGTAAAGCTGCAGCAGGGCTTGGATTTCTAGAGGCTCAAGCCTTGTACCCATGAAGTCGCGATTGACCAAGCTGCTGCCGGGATTTGCCTCGCCCATGTACTGAGCGTGGAAGCGCAGGCAGTTGTCGATCAGATCCTGCATTTGCTGGGCCACGACCATCATGGTGCTGTCGCCTTGGCTGCGATCGATTCGTTTGGCCTCTGCAGTTTCACCGACCAGCTTTGCGCCAAGGACTGCAGCTAATCCCAGCTCGTTTATTTGAGACGCAATCTGATCCAGTCGGCGGAACTGAGCGTCGTAGCTGTTGCCTGATGGCTCGATGTATTGCGCCGAGGCTCCTTCAGGCAAGGCCATCGCTTCACCAGGGCCGGCACTGATCTCTTCAGCAGATTGCGGGAAACCAAAAATCGCCAACATGGGCACTGCGCTGATATGGAGCTGATTCGCTAAATCACTTTGCGTTTGGTAGTGCTGCAGGTTCAGCTCAGCAATATCAGCCAAAGGCGGGATTGATTCAAGAACGCCCATGCGGTTGGAGTAGGCCACGCTGAACGGGATCTCGCTCAGGCTGGTGCGGCCTTCATCAACAACGCGGAAGTCGCCCTTTGCGTCCTTCTGGTGAATCTCAAAAGCGCCAGGGGTTAAGACGCGGACTTGCACCACCTCCTTCTCGCCATAAAGGCCGTCGGGGACAAGAATCTTTTCCTGCAGCCGCAGCTGGGTCAGCTTCTGCTCTCCGTTTGCAAGCTCGGTCCGCCAGCCCAAAATGCTTCTTGGGTCATAAGTTGCCCAGTAGGGACGACCGTTTTCGCCTGCTCTTGGGGCATCGACAAGGACGCCAACGTGGCCGTACCGGATGCAGACCCTTGTTGTCGAGAACAACCACGTCTGTAAATCGTTGCCCTGCAGATCAACGTCAAACAACTGCTCGCGGATTTGATCCGATACGTCGTCAAGACGGACAGGCTTACGGGTCAACATGCCCGCAAGCATCCTCTCTAAACGAACGTAATAAGGGGCTAAAACTGATCGCTGCAGCCTGTTGTCATATGCCTCATCAAGTTCTCGAGGTTCTTGTGGAAGAAACTTGCGATGTCCCTTGCGAATTTTGTAAGTGCCACCGAGGAGGTGCTCTATAAGGCCCCAATGGGGCTCCATGTTGACCCAGGCGGTATTGGGGTCATTGACCTGCGTCACATTGCCAATACGTTGCCGCCCGGAAAAACCTGAATACACAGCTAAAGCCCACCCGATGGCATCAGCTTAGTAAAGCCTGATTCCTGTGCCTCGACCAGCACGAGCATGGATCATCGAGAACTCTCGATAGACCAAATATCCGAGAGCGTCATTCATATGGTCATAGCCCGCATCTTTATCGGGGTCGCCTGACTCTGTATATGACTGCAGCTCTAAGCACTCAATCGTCCGCTTGCAATTAGCCGCAACCTGCAGCCTTACTTTGCCTTTGCCATTCTCCAGCAGAGCTTGTAGAGAAGCCACCCGATCACGGACGGGAGGATTGGCTTTCGGCGATTGATTGCTGAACCCGTAGGACTCCAAGATCTGAATGTCCGTTCGTGAGGCATTCGTGCTTCTGTTGCCGCCTGATGCGTCAGGGTAGATGTAAACCTTGCGTCCGTTAGCGCGGAGTTGTATCTCTTGGGCCATTGCGTCGGTGTCATGCGCACCGCTGATCTCGTCGATCAGGAGAAGGTTTTCTCCAAGACGAACACCGATCACCGCTGACATGTTGCCGATATTGAAGTCAACACCCACGCGAAGTGGTTCCATGCTGACGTCAGGAATCGAGTTGATGACATGTTTTTCGCGATTGAACCGGTCATAAACCTGACCAGTTGTGAGATTGCAAAATTGGCCTTCTAAGTAAGCCTGCAACAGGCTCGGATCGTAGTTGGCTTGCAGTCTCTCGATGAAGTCTTGGGGCAGATAAGGGTTATCTGCTGAGCGCATCCTAATGAGCTTGCGGTCTTCGCGCTGCTGCGCCTCCTCTGTGCCGAACGTGTTCCACATCCAACGGAAGCCCTCTGGCGTTGACGCGGCGCTGAACTGGCGCACGTTGCCGGCCCTGAGGCGGCCAAGGATCTTGGGGAACGCGCGCGTGCAAATCGCAGGGTTCACCGTATCAATTTCATCGCAAAGGATATATGCCAAGTTCAGGCCGATGATGCGGGAGTAGTTCTCGAAGGAGCGGCACAGCAATTTGCTGTCTCCGCCTGGAAAGTGCAGCAGATATTCCGGCAACGGTGATGCCCGAAAGGTGTAAGGGATCTGATATTGCTCAAGGAAGCCCTCGAAATCTGCCTGCCAAATATCACGGATCAAAGGCCCAGTGGGCTCCATGACGCAACCAGTGAAGCCTTGATTGGCGGCTGCCATGAAGACGCTTTTTGCCGCCAACGCTCTCGTCTTGCCTGCGCCGTAGCCGGCAGAGATGCCAAGGATCTCAGTCTTATCGTCATCAACAAAGGCGCGCTGACCTGGGTGCAGATCCTCACGGATCCGATTGAGCAGCCTGGCGACATCGAGTTCGGAGTTGCCCTCGCCGATGCGGTGCAACACGGAGCCCGTTGGGATGTGGCTCAGGATTCCACTCACTGAAGCACCTGGGCAATCTGCGCGGCGGTCTTGATGCAGCCCAGTGCAGCGTTGAGATTGTTGGTCTTGCGCGCTTCTTTCTGCAACGTGGCGAGCTGGGCCAAGATCTCTGCAGTAAAAGTCAGGCGATCCGTCTCCCAATCGGCACGGATAAGCTCCCGAGCCTTGGCGATGTAGGTGTCTGCTTGGCGTTCTGCAAGCTCCCACTCTTTCGCGCAATACTGCACGATTTCAGAGCGCACAGCACCGTTGGCCAATAGACGGGCAACACGGTTTACGCGCATATCGACTTCGATCTTGGTCGATTTCTTGCCCATCAATCTTTGTCAGAGGCCAGGACTGCGGTTTCTCCCGTGAAACTCTCCCACCGCTTAACGATAACGTCGCAGTATTCAGGTTTTAGCTCAACGGTGAAGCAGCGTCGATTTGTGAGTTGAGCGCCCATCAGTGTTGAGCCAGAGCCACCAAAGGGTTCAAGGCAGAGCCCATCCTTGGGAAGGCTTGAGAGCATGACCCGTTTCATCATGTCGACAGGCTTTGGCGTGGCATGGCCGTGCCTTTCATCGCCATGAACACGGGAGAACTCCCAAACGTCGCGCATGACGTCGTGAGTGTTGTCGAAGAAAGAACGAGCGCCTTGGATCTCTGAGGTTGGCCCGCCTTTGACCTTGTCCCACTCTGCTTTGAGTGAACGCCAAGGACGCTGGAACAAACCGGTGAACTTTGCCTGCAAGGTGATGTAGTGCTTCTCAGGGATAAGGGTGAACTGCGAGCGCGTGAACCAATGGCCGTACATCTGCACACCGCAAAGATCACGGATGCCGTTGGCGTCAATGCCGGCAGCCAAGGCTTGCGACTCAAGGTATGAACGAACGGGCTCCCAAGTTTCGGGAAAGTCTGCGGTGTTGACGTTGCCCCGGAACTGATTGCCTAGCTGGAAGAACAGGCAATGCTCGGTCGTGGTGGGGAAGCTGGTTTGGGTTTCTGACTTCATGCCAGGAATGCATTTTTTATCCCAGACGATCTGATTGCGAAGCTCCATCAGCTCCGACTCGCCAAGGCCAGCCTTGTACCAAAGCCGCCAAAGCTCAGGAGCGTTGCCCCAGATGTACGCGGAAGCGTTGTCCTCAAGGTATGGACGGAAGGTGGCCCACCACTCCATCTGGAAGCTATCGAGCTTGTCGTCGTAGAGGTTGTCGTTGGCAACGCCGTCGGAAGCCTTGCCCATGCCGTACGGCGGGTCTGCGTGCAGGAGTGCCGCCTTCTCTCCGCCAAGTAGCCGCTCGATGTCGGTGGGGCATGTGGAGTCCCCACAAAGGACACGATGGTTGCCAAGGATCCAAAGATCGCCCGGCTTGGTGATGGGGTCTTCCGGCTCTTCTGGGATCTCGTCCGGGTCTGTGTTGCCAGCCTCTGGGTCTAGCTCCGTGACGTTGAGGAGTTCGTTGAGATCGTCCTCGTTGAACCACGGCTCCAAGTCGTGCTCCTCAGAGAGGCGGTGGAGCATCTCTTGGTCCCAC